CTGGTAACAGGGCCGCTTTTCACATTTGACAATTTTCGTATATTTGGTATAATATACTTAACAAGACAGCCGGGAGATAGATTAAGCCTATCCGTCCTGGCGAATTATAACAACTTTAGTAAGTCGCCCATCCGGCCAAGGAGCAGGGCGGCTTACTTATTTTTCATGTTCAGGATTGCAACGATTAACAAGGCAACGCCTAATATAATCTGAAATTCCTCATATGTACTCATAAGCAACCATCCTTCCTGTCAAGACTCAGAACGAATGGCACGCACGCCCTCCCGGCTGCCCGGGTAAATATATTTTTGTCAAGATGAGTGGCCCCAGGAGCGTGGGAGTTTGCAGCTCCTGGGGATTTATTATTTATTTACTATGTATAGAGATTTAGTTATTCTGTCACGGCCTCAGACTCAGGGGCTATAATTTGCATTGCCTCGTCATCACTAAATCCGGACGAAGTTAAAAATTCTAAGCGTGCTCCAACAACTAGTATTGCATAATTAGTTGAGTTTTCTATACCTGCTTTTGCATCAGATAAATCTTGGATTTTTTGTTTATCTACATATTTTTTCGTTGAGGATGCAATGGATTGCATATTGAGAATATAATCTTTAGCCGCCTTTTTATATTCCTTTATACCATCACATTTAACAGAATCAATATTGCCCCAATATATTCTAAAATTATTTTCAGCTGTCTTAGATGCATCATATAAATCCACCATAGACACGCCATCAGTACTTATTATTTTGGTGAGAGTTTGATAATCTGCTTCTGCAGACATTATTATATCGTAAATCTGCTTATCTGCTTCGGTAGCAGCGTCACGATTATCAACAGCTGTACTTTCAGTTTCTTTTTCGGTTTCAGTCGGTTGTGAATCGGTTATATTATTTACTTCAGTTTCTTTGGAAACAGAAGGTGTGCTTTTTTCAGTAGAGGAATTACCACTGTTTGTTATTGCCACTATGATACCAAGTGCGAAAAGCACAGTAAGTATAATTCTCACAGGTTTATTGAACTTTTTAAATTTCCACATAAGAAATAAACCAACAGGAAAACAACAACAAAACATCATTAATACGATAAACCAGGTCTGTGAATAAAACGGTGGTTTAATGGTTGGAGTTTCAGCTCCGTTAACATCTAATCTACCTGCTAAAGGTTTTTGTGCAGATTCTTCTGCAGACGTAGATGTTATCGGTTCTCCACATTTGGGACAGAATTTCCCTTCAAATTGAAATCCGCATTTTCTACAATACATTTTCATACCCTCCTATATTTTGAATTTTTTACCGCATTTCAAGCAGGTAACCTGTACTTTCTTTGCTCCAATATTACCAGCGACTAAACCGAGTGGCCCAACTAATGCTGCGCCAACAACAGCTTTTCCAATACCAAAGCCTTTTTTATTTCCTGATAATGATGTAGAGCCGCAACGAGGGCATCTAGCCATTGACGAATATTGTTGTTGCTGAAGCTGGAGTTGTTCTTGCTGTGCTTTTAAAGCCATGGCTTGCATTTTTAATTGTGCTTGCTGTAATTGAAGTTCACTTTGCTCTTTCAGATTCGTTAGTGCTGTTTGAGAAAGTGGAGTGCGGCAATTGGAGCAAAAATTAGAATCCTTTGAATTATAAGCTCCACAATTAGGACATACGATAGTATCTGACGGGATGACTTCGGCGGGAGAAGGTTCTAAACGTTTACCGCACGATGAACAGAAGATGCTATCGTCAGGAATTTCTTCATTGCAGTGTGGACAAATCATATTCATATTCCTCTCTTCATTTGTTTTATATTAAAAGCCATGGGCTATTTAATCACATTGCGCTCTCTATTGTATCTGCACATTCTTTGCTGAAATCAGCTTGTACGATATGCATAAGTGCATGCTGATAAGCAACCATCTGCTGTTTACAGCTAAGCCGGGCGTTGACAAAAATAGAGAAGCTTCCATCCTCGTTATAATTAACCTGTTCTTCCACAGCGGTGTCCATATCTATAAGGTATACGCCGATGGCCTCAGTTAATAATGGATTATTCATGTTAGCAACCCTCATCGTTGTGCTTGTTTTCTTGCTCTTTAAGGCTTTTCATAAACTCAATATGAGCCTTAAGACGCTCCGGAGGGATATCACGGGCCACCTTAAACAGGGTGCGCATATCCGGATTCTCAAAAACCTCCTGGGCTATCTCGCGGGTTTCATCATTGAGGTAGTAATGGTCATTCTCTGACCCGTCCTTCCCTAACAAAAAATTCATATCCACGTTAAAGAAATCTGCTATTGCTTCTAATGTTTCAAAATCTGGCTCACGTTTTCCAACTTCATACATACTTATTGTTGATTTGGCAACACCTAGTTTATCAGCCAATTCAGCTTGCGATAAATTGTCTCTGACTCGTAAGTATTTTAACATCTCCTTAAATGAGGCCATTTGGTCACCCCTTTCTGTAGTTTTAATTATACACAATGCGTGAACAAAAATCAATATAAATATTCACAAAAAGTGATTGACAATCGCTCACGTATCGTGTATAGTGTAATCGTACACAAAACGTGTACGATTGGAGGTGATAACTTGGAATTGGATGTGATGGCAATGGCCGAAAAACTAATTGCGCTTCGAGGAAAAAGAACACAGGAAGAAGTTGCGAATGCATTAGATATAAGTAAATCGGCATTGGCAATGTACGAAGCGGGAAAGAGGGTACCGAGAGACCCTACAAAGGCGCGTATAGCGAGGTATTATAAGAAGAGTGTTCCGTATATTTTTTTTAATGAAAAAGAACACGAAACGTGAGCTGATATAAAAAAGGAGGTGAGAGAGGATGGAGGAAAAAACATGTAAGGGTATACAGAAGTCACTGACTTTTGATAAAAGCGGAGAGACACTTTCGGTAGAAATTCACCTAAAAAATGTCTCTCCAGAGCTTAAAAAGGAAAATTTATCGGATTTCCTCGATACATTATATCAGAGTGCAAAAGATGCTATTTTTTAGAGGGAAACTTATTTGCAAATTCAGCTAACTTGAGCATCTGCTCTGGATTTTCTAAAAATTTAGGCAATAAAGTTTCCATCAAAACAGTATCAGCAGTTTTTGTATTTGTACTTGCTAGTTTGTCAGCCAATACAGAAACAGCAACGGAATCTTTTGCTTCGATGGTTTCACTTAGTTTGGCAATGCTATCTTGTATTTTATAAACTTCCTGTAGCAATTGAGTGTTGATTAGGCTATTAGTCGTGGGTGACTCATGCTCAGATAAAGCCTGGTCAAAATTCATACTGCTGATTGTCTGAATCAAACGGCCTTTTACTTCTTCTACGGAATCTAAGTCAGACAAATCGTATGAGAAGGAACGGATGGCAGAAACATCAAATGGTATTGTGGAATCTTTAGTCATGAGATGTATTGATGGCTTATTCAAAGCAGACCTGTACCCCATCTCATAAAATGCGTTCGGATTATTTTCAGTTAAATCAGCAATAACTAAATCATCCTCATTAAGATGTTTGAAAATTTCTTCGGTTATGGAGCCAGTGGTATTCTCTTTGTCAATACGAATTGCTTCAAAACCTGTTTCTTTACATACGGGTAAGATAACATGTTTATAAAGAGAATCTGAACGTTTACGAGTTTCGGTGTCTTCATTTCCGATGGGGCAAACAATAAAACAGTTTTTCATATGTAGCAACCTACCTTTTAATTGTACTCGGCGCTGCAACGCCTGTAAGTACAGTATACCAAGGAGGGGGATAAAACGCAACGAGGGAGGCAGTACATATCAACGCGACATGCAAGACCCGCCGGCATAGCCAGTGCCCAGAACGGACACGGTGGTATCCGTGCAAGGACTATGAGAGGAAGGAAACAAGTACAACCGGTACCGCATACAATCTATCAGGGAGGGGTGGTGATAGTGCAGAAATTAAAAGTATTCAAATACATAGAAATTGATGGCCAGGATGTTCCAATGGAATCACTGACGGATGAAGAAAAACGGCGCATTGCCTATGCGCTGCAGGACAATCTGATGCTTCCACTGGGATTTCGGAGGAAGAGAAAGACCGCCTAAGGGCGGCCATGGAGGACAAGCATAGAAAGGAGAGACAAGCCAATGAGAGCTAAAACATTTGCGGAGCATCGCATCCGCGCCAGAGCAGCGGTCCAGTATCCTGGCTGGCGTGTGGATTTTGTGGGGCCGGCTACCGCGGTGATGACCAATATCATGGGGCACAGGCGTATGGTGACCTTCCGACAGCGCAGGAGACGCCGAGACGGCCCAATCATGATGGCAGCTAAATGGATTGTATCGGCGGTTATCTGGCTGCTGGGGATGTGGATGGTATCTATCGTGGTCATGGCGGCGGCCATGGGCGTGAGACTGTGAGAGGAGATGAGGATAATACAGAGACAAGTTATTAAAGGTATCATCATACAGGCCATGGTCCAATCTGGTGTCGTTATGACCGGTAACGCAGATAGGATTGAGGCGGGGGCCGAGGCAGCAAGTAATGAGATATTGGAAGAAATGAAGATGGACCCCAGCGGCGGCAACCGCAAGAGGCCCATGGACAAATAGTTTAGCTCACCCTTAGTATAAGGGATTTAAAAGGAGATTGCAAGATGATAAAAGGAATAATCAGTCATGATTTTGAAGGGAGCCTGAAGGAAATCCGGATTAGTGAAAGCAATGCAGTGTTTGTTATTGCGGTGAAACAGACGGAGGAATCGCTGATTGGTACGGAATACTGCATACAGAACATTTCTCTTGCTGATAAGATGAGCCGCCGGGACGCTGTGACTATACTGGCCCGGTCCGTCAAGGATATGTTAATCAAACTGAATGATGAGCAGCCGAAGGGGGCTTGTAAGGCCATGGGGAAATTCATGGAAGCCTTCCGGGATGGGGCGAACACATACATGCTGGAACATATTGATGAGATTATGGCCGGGAAGGAGGGTAAGCATGGAAGATAAGTACCATCATCTCTGGCTCCTCTTCCGGGAGCGGATGGCCCGCCGGGCAGGCGAGGCAGCCAGTACAGAGAAGAAGGAGATGTATGACTGGGTGCTGGAGGAGACGGCACTGATAGAAGCGGAGGTGTTCCTGGAGGAATGAAGCAGATATTGATAGACAGGACGGAACTTTTGGGAAAGATAATTGCGATTGAATCCGGTTGTTTGGATATGGAGTCCCGTTCAGTAATTCATCAGATTAAGGAAACCATTTTGCGCCTGCCGGTAAAAGAACAGAAAGGGGATACAGACAATGAATGACGGAAAGATACATATACCAGCAAGAAAGCGACAGCCGGTACAGGAAGGTCAGCCGGTCATTAAGCTGACCCCGGAGGCCTATAACGCCCTGGTGGAAATATATAATGAAAGCCAGATGTCAATGAAGCAGATTGCCAGCCTGATTATCATGCAGAGCCTGGACCGGATTGTATATGATAAGGAGGCGTAGAACATGAATGTATATGAGAAACTGCAGCATGTCCAGTCCGGACTGAAAGCGCCTAAGAGCCAGTATAACAAGTTCGGAAACTACTATTACCGGAACTGTGAGGATATCCAGGAGGCGGCCAAGCCCCTCCTTCAGGAGGTAAAGGCGGCGCTGGTGGTCGGAGACGAGCTGGTTATGATTGGGGACCGGTATTACATCAGGGCCACGGCCCGGTTTGTGGACTGTGAATCTGGCGAGACCGTGGAGAACACGGCCTATGCGAGGGAGGAACAGGAAAAGAAGGGAATGGATGTGTCACAGGTGACAGGGAGCACCAGCAGCTATGCCAGGAAATATGCCCTGAATGGCCTGTTCTGCATTGATGATGTGAAGGATGCGGACAACCAGGATAATACAGCCGGAAAAGGGCAGACGTCCACCAAGGGCGCAAAGGGCAGCGCAAAGACATCCGGAAAACAGGAAACTGAGAAGCCGGCAGGGGCAAAGAATGGAATATCCACATCACAGCCTGATCAGAACGAAGGGGTGGATAAAGTAACCCCGGCCATGATTGAGTCTGTGAAGTCCCTGGTGGAGAAATACAGTGCCAAGGGATTAAAAATGGAGAAGATCCTTAAGATGTACAGTATTAAGGATATAGCGGAAATGAACGTGGTCCAGTACAAGGACTGTATGGGAAAACTGGAACTATACAAGAAAAAGGAGTCGGAGGAATCGAAAAATGAATAGAGTGATTCTTATGGGAAGGCTGACCCGGGATCCGGAAATCAGATATTCGCAGGGCGAGCGCTCCATGACGATTGCGAAGTATACGCTGGCAGTGGACCGGAGAGGACGCAGGAACCAGGACAACGATCAGGCGGCAGATTTTATTAACTGCGTTGCATTTGACAGGGCCGGGGAGTTTGCGGAGAAGTATTTCCGTCAGGGAATGCGTGTCCTTGTTTCCGGAAGGCTTCAGACAGGCAGCTATGTGAATAAAGAGGGCCATAAAGTATATACCGCAGATGTCATTCTGGATGACCAGGAATTCGCAGACAGCAGGAACGTATCATCTGATACAGGCAGCGGCTATACGCAGGCAGCTCCGTCTCAGAGACAGGCCCCTGTCGGTGCGATTGGCGATGGGTTTATGAACATTCCTGATGGAGTGGAGGACGAAGGACTGCCGTTTAATTAGACAGAGGTGATTGCTTGAATATACAGATTGACAGCCGCGAGAAGGCCCGGGCCATCCAGAAGATTGTGGCGGAGTTTGACCGCCAGGGTGTGGACCATTTCGTATCAAAGTTATATGTCGGGGATTATATGAACTATGATAACCCCCGTTTGATTATAGACCGGAAACAGGACCTGACGGAGCTGTGCGGGAACGTCTGCCAGGGGCATAACCGGTTCCGCGATGAAATTCTGCGGGCCAGGGAACATGGAATTGAAATCATCATTCTGTGTGAACACGGCCGGGGGATTGAATGCCTGGAGGATGTGATATGGTGGAGGAATCCCAGACGGGTAGAACGATATAAGGATCCGCATACAGGCAGATGGATGGAGCGGGAGACGAAGGCTACAACCGGGGATAAGCTTTATAAAATTCTATGCACATTTGAACGCAAGTATGGCTGCCGGTTCCTGTTCTGCGAGAAGAAGGACACTGGGAAACGGATCATAGAGCTGCTGGGCGGTGATTGCCATGACCAGTGAGGAAATTAAGGCAACATACAGCATGAGGAATGTGGTGGAGCGGTATGGGTTCCAGCCCAACCGTGCCGGCTTCATCCACTGTCCCTTCCATGGCGGAGACCGGGAACCATCCCTTAAGGTATATGACCGGGACTTCCATTGCCATGCCTGCGGCGCGCATGGTGATATCTTTGATTTTATCATGAGGATGGATGAGGTCTCCTTCAAGGAGGCATTCATGAGCCTTGGCGGGGAATATCAGAAGCCGACATTTTCCAGCCGGCTGGCGGTTTACCGGGCGCAGAAACAGCGCTCGATGCGCCAGAAAGAGGCGGACCGGGAACGGGAGAAGCGCCGGCTGAACAACAGGCTCATAAGCGTCTACCGGGCCTATATGGAGCGTTCAGAGCCGCTAAGTGATGTGTGGTGTGACTGTTACAATGCCCTGCAGTATCAGCTCTATGTGCAGGCGGAGTTAAGCGGATTGGAAGCGAGGTGGTAGCATGGTGCCGTTGAAGGAGCTGACGGCTGAAACAGTATTGTCGGATGATGTGCTGACAGAAGTGTTTGACCAGGAGGACGAGCTGTACAAGTCAAGGCTGCTGCTGTCACTGGAGGACCGGGCCGGAGAGCTGGGGGTGAAAAAGAAGTTCCAGGAACTGGTCAAGGCCTATAAACGTGTGGAGCGGGAGATGCGGCGCCGGGAACGTGATAAGAAAAACCAGCCCTGCACGCTGGAGCAATGGACCAATTTTGATGGACCCTATGACCGGATGCAGTGTAAGGAGTGGATTGCCGGCGAGGGAGGGATATTTCTTCGGAATCCCACCACGGGATACACGGACATCCTGGCCTGCTACCATCCAATCCTGCCCATTGAGCGGCTGAAGAACCTGGAGACTGGGGAGGAGCAGATAAAGCTGGCCTACAAACGCAACGGGCGTTGGGACGAAATCATTGTGCCTAAGACCATGGTTACGTCCGCCAATAAGATAGTGAGCCTGTCAGGCCGTGGGATAGCGGTCACCAGCGAGAACGCAAAATACCTGGTGCGGTACCTGGCGGATGTGGAGAACGCAAACGAGGAACACATCGCAGTGCAGTATTCCACATCCAAACTGGGGTGGATACGGGGCGGGTTCCTGCCCTATGATAGCGATATTGTATTTGATGGGGATGCGAAATTTCGTCAGATATCGGAAAGCGTCACGCAGGTGGGAAACCGGAACCGATGGTATGAGTATATATCAGGGCTCCGAAAGTCTGGCCGGATAGAAATTAAATTTATGCTGGCAGCTTCTTTTTCCAGTGTTTTAGTTTATCCATTGGGCGGTCTGCCGTATTTTGTAGACCTTTGGGGCGAATCGGAAGGCGGAAAAAGTGTGGCAACCATGGTAGCGGCTTCCATATGGGCCAATCCGGACGAGAGTGCTTATATAAAGGATTATAAGGGGACAGAGGTAGGCCTGGAGGCCATCTGTGACCTTCTTAATAACCTGCCTCTTATACTGGACGACTCATCCAAAAAGAACCGGAAGATTGAAGATAACTTTGAGGGCTTGGTGTATGACCTGTGCTCCGGAAAAGGAAAGACCCGTTCCAACAAGGAGCTGGGGCTGAACCGAGAGAACCACTGGAAGAATTGTATCTTAACAAATGGGGAACGGCCCCTGAGCTCATATGTAACCCAGGGCGGTGCAATCAACCGTATCCTGGAGCTTGAATGTGGTGCGAATGTATTTACCAGCCCTGGTCAGGTGGCGGAGTTTGTAAAACGGAATTATGGGTTTGCCGGAAAAGAGTTTGTGGATGTCATAAAAGACCTTGGGGTTACCAGGATTAAAGAAATCCAGCAAGGATTTATGGAACTACTGGCTGATGATGAGAAGATGCAGAAGCAGAGCCTGTCCCTGTCTATCATCCTGACAGCCGACAAACTGGCAACGGATTATCTATTTAAGGATGCCCAGTACATAAGCCTGGAGGAGGCCAAGGAGGTCTTGATAGACCGCAATGAGCTTTCTGATAATGAGAGATGTTACCAGTTCGTCCTGGACAAGGTGGCCATGAATCCGGCCAGGTTTGATGACAAGGTGGAGAACGTGGAAAAGTGGGGCGCGATTGAGAATGGATATGCCATCATCTACGCCACGGCCTTTACGGCTTTGTGCAAGGAAGGCGGGTTTTCGCGTACATCTTTCCTGTCCTGGGCGAACCGGAAGGGCATTATCCAGGTGGAAGGGAGCGGGAAACGGATGGACAAGGTGAAGAGCTTCAATGGGAATAAGATACGGTGCATTTTTCTCAAGTTAAATGACAACACGGACAGGAATGGATTTGTGAAAATAGAGGATGACAGCCAGGAAAGGCTGCCATTTAACTGATTGGAAGCAAGGGAGTAACCAAGGCATGGTTACCGCAGAAAACTAGATTCTAAGAGGGTTCGCGGGCTTTTTGGGGCCGGGTAACCAAGTAACCATCCAAAACACTCACCTATATACAGAAAAAATATTTTATGCACATGTTGATATAAAAATGCCTCGCGCGTAAGGGAACCTAAAAAATATGGTTACTTTGGTTACTGTAGTCCATAAAGCCTTATTCTATGCGGGTTTGAGCGGTATCCAATGAGGCGAAACAGATGGTTACGGGAACCATAAAAAAGGTTACTCAAGGTGAATTGTATGACAAATAAGGAAATATCAAGCATATTTAATGAAACTTATAATCTATTTTGGATGAAGTGGCGTGATAACGTTCCATTAAGGGGCTCAGTGGAGTGGGATATCCTGCAGAGCGAGGCCCATATCATCAAGCTGAGGCATGGTACCCGCTTGGTCAGGAAGTGGGAAGGCCCTGTCCCAACCATGGAAGAGGAATCAGTGGCAGCGCCAATTGTCAACTGGTTCATGGATGAGCTGGAGGCCAGGGAACGAGAGAAGTACGGGAAGGAGCATCATGGCTATTAAGGCAAAAGAAAAAAAGCAACCGAAATCTCCAGTCTATATCTGCAGCCAGTGCGGACAGGAGATAAGCGGGGATCATGTGTATATCAAGACAAGGCGGCGAACGGAGCTTCACATACACTTTGGATGCATGCCGGGAGAGCGTAATAGGAATGTGATATCATAATCGTTATTTGACAAATCACTGAGAGAAAGGAACAAAGATGGAAGAATTGGAGGTATGTCCATTTTGTGGCAAAGAAGTAAAACTTGATGAAGATGGTTTTTATATGTTTTGCTGTGATAACTGCGGTGCAGGAGTGAGTTTTGCAAAAGTGCTTGCTGATGGAACTGCAACGGATATGGATAAAAAAGAAAGTATAGATGCTTGGAACAGAAGAGAGAACTAAATTAACATTTAGTGGCGGTGTGTGGTACACAGGGCGGGGTTCAACTCCCCGGACAGACCATGGTGGAAAGTAAGAGGGTGCCGGTTCGACTCCGGCCGCCGCCAACTTTAAAATTTTCAGAAGGAGGTAAAAATGGAACGATTAACGAAGGTTGATGACCAAGGCAGACTGTTGGCTTATTCCACAAGTGATACTGGATTGCCCGCAATTATCATGAAAGGTAATCCATACCGCGAATTAATTGAGAGATTGAAAGCCTATGAGGATACCGGCCTGGAGCCAGGAGAAGTCCAGTATTTAAAAGACAAAAGCGAGCCGAGAATGGTGGTGTGGACACCAGCATATCAATCATATTATTCAGCTGGTGATGAAGCAGAGTGCCTCTGTCCGGTATGTGATTCAGATGTGGTTGAGGATGATGATTATTTCTGTCCAACTTGCGGCCAGGCATTGAAATATCATGATGAACCAAACTGAAACTTTGATACGAAAGGAGAATCAGGAGATGTGCAAGGAGTGTATTAAAAAGGTACTTGAATGGTACAGCTTTGGCATCATCGTAGGAGCAGGATTTTATATAGGACTGAATCTTGCAGTACAGCTCCTAAAGGTGGTAACAGATGTAATGAGGCAGTGGTGTCTATGAGAAAGAAAGGCAGTAAGCAGTCCAAGGTCAGCCGCATCGACCGCAGCAAGGCCCTGGCCGCCCAGGCCGACGAGGCCATCAAGGAGCGCATCCAAACGGCACCGGCCTATATGTACACCAGCCTGTGCCCGGTCCCGGAGCTGCGCCGGCCGTCCAAGGGAGTGATTGTACGTGGCATCAAGACCTGTGTACTATGACCTGTATGATTGTGGCCATTATGACGGCCGGTACAGAGCAGCGGAGCTGATGGTAATGCTGGGCATCCGGCACCGGCAGCAGATAGAGCATTACAGTGATGTGGGTATCCTGTACCAAAAGCGATATACCTTTGCGAGGGTGGAGGACAGGAACGCGTCAGAGCTAGCCGATGAGTGGAACAGGGTGACGCAAGTATTGAAGGGATGCGGGTACGATTTGGGCAGAATACCGATTGTGGTATCTAGGGATAAGCGGAAGAGGAGGTGATGCCGATGGACAAGGAGGTGCTGATACAGTATTGCGAGATGAAAGAGGAGATAAAGGACATAAGGCGACGGATTCAGAAGCTGGACAGGTTCCTGGAGGAGCCGCACCAGGTATCAGATACGGTGAAGGGGACAAGGCGGGATGGGACGATAGGAAGCATTAAGGTCACGGGATACCCCGTGCCGGAGCATTATCGGAAGCAGCGGCTGAGGGAGCGGTACAGGCAGCTTCTGGCGCGTAAGGAGGCGGAACTGCTGGAGCTGACCTGCCAGGCGGAGGAATATATACAGGGCATACCAAAGAGCGAGGTGCGGACCATGTTCCGTCTGTATTACATAGATGGCCTGCCTTGGTGGAAGGTGGCACAGGCCATGAACCGGATGTTCCCAAAGAGGCGGGTTAAGTTTACGGAGGACAGCTGTTGGCAGCGAAATAAAAGATTTTTTGAGGAAAATTGAAAATGTCGGTTCATGTTGGGATGAAAAGTGCTAATATGCTATCATGCGGAAGCCAGAGGGCGGAAGCATCCTCCCACATTTAAGCAACGGCCGCCAGGTATCACACCCTGGTGGCTGACTAACCGGTATTGTGTAATCCCTCATAAGACAGACCTGTACATTACGGGACAATGCCGCAGGGTACACAAGCGGTGAGGTATCTGGTTTTATCCCCCATGACGTTTTCCAGATACAATTAGGGCATCCTAGAAATAGGGTGTCCTTTTATTTTTACCCTTGACTTTATCGAACATATGTTCTATACTTTGGTTACGAAGAGAAGATATGGATGTGTTTTTGTAAGATTTGTAAAATCGGGAGGGGGATATTTGTATATTCTTTCCATTCGGCGTGTGGTATAATTAAGAAAAACGTCGAAACGAGGAGAAATAAATATGTCGATAATGTATTTAGCAAAAATCAATTTAACATCTGGTATTTTTGATGTATATGATAGTAAACTGCGTATTGATGATGTTTTGAAATTAATTTATGATGAATTAGATGAACAAAAAAAATATAGCTCAACATCCAATTCAAAATATCGTGATTCAATGGGAAATGTAAAAAAATTTCGTCAGGCATCCACTTACCAATTAAAGGAATTAGAAAAGTCAGACGATTTATTAATTACTGGAAAGATGGTTAGGAACTTTAGAAAGCCAACAGAACGTATAGCTGACTCTGGTAGATTGGAGCCAACATATAACGAAGAGAATGTTAGCATCTATTTCTATTTTGATGTTAAAAATGAGTTGATAGCATTTTCTGAAAGGCAGTCTTTTGGCTATAACCAGTTTACTACCGCATTTAATTTTTTGCTTAATCAAAACAGTAAGGGTTATAGATTTGAAATATTTTTGCAAAAGGATAACGCTGTTTTGCAAGAGAAAATCAAAAATTTAAAGAGCATTCAGACCATTAAAGCAACACTCATTCCTCCGAATTCAAATGAGGAGGATTTGATAGAGTTTAGAAATTCATTACAGTATATCCAGGATTGTAAAAATACCAATGCAAATAAAATGCGTGTAGAGATGTCGGTTGATAATTGTGAAAGCTCTTTAAAAATGGAATCAAAATATATGCAAGATATATTTAAAGCTGTATCTAGGGGGTATGGGGATATTACAACATATGGTACAAATCAAGCGGGAAGAAGACAAATTGTAAGTTCTAACCAGGATGCGGCTTACACAAAGGTAGTGGATGAAAATTTGGGAAAATATGAATATAATGAAGAAGCTCGAAGTTTTATAATTGGGTTTGTTGGAAAACTAATTCGAGGAATAATACATGATTAAAGATACATCATTTGAAAAAATTAAAAAATATAGAAAAATAGGTGACTGTTTCGATAGAAGTTCGCTAGAATGTAATATTGCATTTTACGGGGCATTTTTGTTTTGCGTCATTCTTTATGTAATGATAAAAAACAGTGAGATTAGTAGTATTAATAATATGTTTGTTACAATAACAAAAGATATTTCGATTGCACTTATTGGTTTTTTGGGTTTTACAGTATCAGGATTGGCGATTTTAACAGGTGTAATATCACAAAAGGTTGTACAAAAGATATCAAAAGTTAATAAAAGAGAGAGATTGGAAAAAATATTATTGAGTTTTTATCTGTTGGGTATCGTGATAGCTTTTACAATTTTAGGACTCTTATTTGCCTATATGTTCTCATTGAGTGATTTATATTACAATATAGGAGTAGTTCTTTTCGTGGCTTTTATTTTTGCATATCTTGTGATTTTCATTTTATTTTATTCAGTAAAATTAATTGGAAACTGTTTGGAAATTTTCTTCATTGTTAACAGTGACGAGGAAACTGGTGAGTCAAATAGTCTAAAACAAATTTATAATGCATATAGATTAACGGCGTTAGAAAGTGTTTGTTTAAAACATATTGGAGCGGACGGTGTGAACGAATATAAAAGAATTGTAAAAGAAGAAGTGGATTTAAGTACGAAGCATAAAGAGGAATTGCTTGATATGTATAAGGAACATTTTAATGAAAAGTAGAAGATGTGCATAGGGGCCACCTCCGGGCGGCTCTTTCCATCCCCCAAAACAAACAAAGAAAAGGCAGCCTAATCGGCCGCCTCATCCTCCGAAATAAAGTTGTTTATGAATTTTTTTATTTCAGTTGTGGGAGTAGTTCCCATTATGTCGCATTTGGCCTTGAATGCATCCAGGACCTCTGGTTTCAAGTCAAGAGGAAAACGGACATACTTAGTGCGTAGATGCTTTTGCTGAGATGTATATTTCTTATCTTCAGACATGTGGGGCCTCCTAATATTTGATAAATTGGATGGTACTGCTGATTATTAAATACAAAAGTATTATAATTACCAGCAGTTTTGATGCTAAAAGGATACTGCCTAATATTGGCTTCTTTTTGAGCATTGTTATCATGAAAGACTTGTGGTATAATATTGTTGGAAGGAAAGGGGCTCGCGCCCCAATCCCTAAACGATTTTGGTAAGTGCTTCAATCACCAGTAGGATGATGTATGCTTTTACCAGTAGCTCAATGAGTTGGTCGCACAACTTGTTGAGCTTTTTGATTTTCTTTGGTAAGTCTTTCATGTGTTCACCTCCTTTCTATGATTTAATTATAGCATATACGTACGTATATGCCAAGCAAAATATGTACATTTATAAGTTTTTGCATCTGCGGATACCTGCAGGTGCTTTTATTATGCCATGACAAGAGGTGGTGATTATGCCAAGACCCAGGAGCCCTAACAGGGACAAAGCGCTGCAGCTATGGCTGGACAGTGGACGGAAACGCCAGTTGAAAGACATAGCTGCTGAGTTGCAGGTATCAGAAGAACAGATTCGTAAATGGAAAAATCAAGACAAGTGGGATAAAGTAACGTTACCAAATGCGAAAGGTAACGTTACTAATCATAAAGGAGCTCCTGCGGGTAATCAAAATGCTGTTGGCCATGGGGCTCCAAAACAGAATAAGAACGCAGAAAAATACGGTTTCTTTAGCAAGTACTTGCCTGAGGAGACCGTTTCCATTATCCAGGAGATGCCTACGGACCCGCTGGACATCCTATGGGACCAGGTGCAGATAGCTTATGCTGCAATCATCCGGGCGCAGTCCATCATGTATGTGAGGGACCGGGATGATAAGACCATTGAGAAGGTGGGCCATAAGGATGGGGAGACGGTCACGGAGGAGCGCTGGGAGGTACAGCAGGCCTGGGATAAGCATGGCAATTTCCTGCAGGCGCAGGCCAGAGCCCAGAAAACGCTGGAGGGTCTTATCAAACAGTATGATGAGCTGCTACATAAAAACTGGGAGCTGGCCAGTGAGGAGCAGAAGGCGCGGATTGCAGTTCTGAAGTCCCAGGTTGAGAAGGACGAAGAAAAGCCGATCCAGATAACATTCAAGAAAGCGGGTGAAAAGTATGGAAGTTAAGATTGCTGAGACCAAGCAGGTAGAATTTTCTCTGAATGACCATTTCTTTGATTTTGTCCATGACTGGGACCATAAGATATATCTGACTGTTGGCGGTTATGGCAGTTCTAAGAGCTACCATATTGCCGTGAAGCTGATTAAGAAGCTGCTGGAGGAGAAACGCAAGGCCCTGGTGGTCCGCGAGGTATTCGATACCATCCGGGATTCCTGCTATGACCTTCTGATGGAAGTGGCCGAAGCCATGGAGGTGACAGACTATATCACGTTTACCACGTCCCCGATGCAGGTGCGCTTCAGGAACGGCAGCCGCATCATCTTCAAAGGCATGGATAAGCCGGCAAAGCTGAAATCCCTGAATGGTGTCAGTATCGTCTGGATAGAGGAGTGTTCCGAAGTCAAGTATGCGGGATTCAAGGAGATTCTGGGACGTCTCCGTCATCCGACCCTCAGCAATCACATTATTCTGTCCACAAACCCTGTGAGCAAAAGCAACTGGGTTTACAAGTATTTTTTTCAGGACAAGGCAGCCGGCTACAAGGTGTTGGATGATGAGGAACTGTATCAGAACCGAATAATGGTGGTCGGCAACACGTACTATCACCACAGCACTGTGGATGACAACTACTTTGTACCGGCGGATTACATCGAGCAGCTGGACGAGTTGCAGCAGCATGATCCAGACTTGTACCGGGTGGCCAGGAAAGGGCGCTTTGGTATTAACGGAAGGCTGGTGTTCCCGCAGTTTGAAGTACGTACCGAAAGAGAAATTGCTGAATGCATGAAGGGGATTACCAATCCGATTGAAAAGAACGGAATGGACTTTGGTTTCGTGACCTCCTACAATGCTGTGGTACGAATGATGATAGACCACGATAATAAAATTCTTTATCTGTATGACGAATATTATTCCAGAGATAAGACAGACCCGGAGATTGCGCGAGACATAGAGAAATGGAAGGGCATACTTATAAAGGCTGACTGCGCAGAACCAAAGGCAATCCGATATTACAAACAACAGGGATTCCGGATGAAGCCCTGCAAGAAGTTCCAGGGGTCCCGGGAGGTGTACACCAAAAAGGTCAAGCGGTTCAGGAGTATTGTATGCTCAGACCGATGTCAGAACATCATCAATGAGCTGAAGGAATTGACATTTGCCGTGGATAAGGATGGGGAAATCATTGAGGATGAATTCAATATTGACCCCCATACACTATCCGCTATCTGGTATGGACTGGATGATTACGAGGTATCAGACCTCAAAGGAGGCAGCATATCGGTCTTAAAGTAAAGGAGGTGGTGAGATGCCACAGGCCATGACGATTGATATTGTAAAGGAACTAATAAAGAGCTATTCCGCAGGGCACCGACGTTTTGTCCGGGAGTCCAAGGCGGCAGAACGGTATTATGAGAATAAGAATGATATTCTTTTTGGTATAGGGAAGAACCGGGACAATGACCCGCTGAGAAATGCGGATAACCGGATACCGCGGAACTTTCACGGCCTGCTGGTCAACCAGAAGGCTGCTTATATGTTTTCAGCGCCGCCGCTGTTTGATGTAGGAAATGAAAAGGCGAATAGGCAGATAGCAGACCTGCTGGGGGATAAATACGCCAAGGTATGCAAGGACTTATGCATAAAGGCCTCAAACTGCAAGGTGGCGTGGCTGCACTACTGGAAGGATGATGATGGGCAATGGAAGTACGGGGTTATTGACCCAAAGCAGATTATCCCAGTCTATTCCGCGGACTTGGACCGCCAGCTGGATGCCGTGCTGCGGAACTATAAAACCAGGGATGTTATTGACGGTAAGGCCATCTATGTGTGGGAGTATTGGACGGCAGAAAAATGCTATGTGTATAAAAAGAAAAGCAGTTCCATTTCTGAAACAGGGTTGGAGTCGTATAACGTGTATGAGCTGACCGGCTCCCCGGATGAGAGTGTGGAGCAGACGAATGTGTTTGAGCATGGTTTTGGAGAGGTGCCATTCATCCCATTTTATAACAATAATATTCCCACAGATGATTTAACCAATATAAAGCTGCTGTCAGATGCCTATGACAAGGTATTCAGCGGCTTTTTAAATGACCTCGAGGACACGCAGGAAATCATATTTATACTGACTAACTATGGGGGCCAGGACCTTAAGTCTTTCATTGCGGAACTGAAAGAATACAAGGCAATTAAGGTGGAGACTGACGGCGCTGGAGGGAGCGGAGGTGTGGAGGCCTTGACTATCAGTATTCCGATAGAGGCCAGAGAGAAATTTCTGGAGATTACCAGGAAAGCAATCTTTGAACAGGGAATGGGTGTGGATCCGGATCCGCAGAAGTTTGGAAATACCTCCGGGGAAGCGCTGAAATACCTGTACTCCCTTCTGGAGCTGAAGGCGGGCCTGATGGAGACGGAGTTTAAGCTGGGGTTTGGCCGGTTGGTACGGGCCATATGTCATCATCTGGGGGCCGAGTGTAAGCAGATAACGCAGACATGGACCAGGACGGCTATCCGGAGTGAATCGGAACTGGCTGACATCGCTACAAAAAGCACGGGCGTCATCTCCCATAAGACCATTCTTAAGAATCATCCATGGGTGGAAAATGCAGAGGAGGAAGAAAAGCAGCTGAAGAGGGAAGAAGATGAAAATGCGCAGAAGGTAGATTTGTACCAGCAGGCATTCAAGCAGCAGGGAAAACAGGAGGAAGAGGAAGGCGGTGAAGGGGATGAGACTTAAATCAGTCTGTATTAATGAGAAGGAGCAGATTTTCCTGGATGGGATAGAAGTTAATAATGTGACAGATTACAAATTAGAAAACTCCGCCGGGTCAAATGAGCCAGCGAAGTTGACGGTGACGATGTTGGTTAATGTAGACCAAGTTGGCTCTGTATTGCAGAGGTGACTACACCAACAGCGATCTCTTTTAATGCATGTAAAGACTCAGAACCAACGGATTTGGCAATAACCTTGGTTTTATTCCATGTAGTATCAGAACGTATATCAGCTAAAAACTGGTGGCCTGGATAGGTTAAGTCAAAGATTTTCCATACCCGCGGTGTTGTGTGTCCCATTATATTTATTGCTGTGGCATTAAGAAATCCTGCATCGATGAGCTGGAGGCAATGGTAGTTCAACTCGTCCTCTGAATAGTTAGGAAGTTTGTTACAAAATTCGGACATTGAATAAGCGGTATCATATTCTATTGATTCAACTGTAATTAAAATATTGCGGATACAGTCCGAATTTAGGCGCATAGAAACCTCCTTTTCTTACTCCGTACTTTTCGTCAGAATTGGCGTAAAGTCCTCGTTCTTTAGTGTTTGGGTAGCCCTGATAAAGATATTATAGACCAGAAGAAAATGAAAAGCAATGAGAGGAGGTGTGCTCCACGGCTAAAAATACAGACTATTGGGGAAAACGCATGGCTTCCCTGGAGGATGACCAGTACCAGCGCAGCGCAGCCTATTACAAGGATGTCCAGCGCCAGTACATAAGAGCCACCAACAGTATCCAGATGGACATTGGTCGGTGGTACCAGCGCCTGGCAGACAACAATGACATCAGTTATGCGGGTGCCAAGAAGCTGCTTAAGAAGAATGAGTTGGAGGAGTTCAAGTGGACGGTCGAGGATTACATAAAAGCCGGAGAGGAAAATGCAGTTGACCAGCGCTGGATGAAGGAACTGGAGAATGCATCCGCTCGTCACCATATATCCTACCTGGAGGCAATGAAGCTCCAGATGCAGCAGCATGCAGAGCTGTTATCAACGGAGTTCGAGGGGGGTATGACGGATTACCTGCATAAGGCTTATGGGGAGCAGTATTACCGAACCGCTTTTGAGGTGGCGAAAGGGACCGGGGCAGGAACCAATCTGGCCCGGCTGGATGACAGGAAGATAGAAGCTGTCATCAAAAGGCCATGGGCGCAGGATGGGGAGGACTTCTCGAGCCGTATCTGGACAAATAAGGATAAATTAGTCAGGAACCTGCATACCGAGCTGACGCAGAACATCATCCGTGGTGAGTCTCCTCAGAAAGCCGTAGACAGCCTGTCAAAGACCATGGAGGTCAGTCGGAGTCAGGCCGGGCGCCTCATCATGACTGAATCCGCGGCCATCTCATCGGCGGCTCAAAAGGACTGCTTGAAGGAACTGGGAGTGGAGAAGTATGAGATTCTGGCCACGCTGGACGGCCAAACCTCTGAAATATGCATGGATATGGACGGTAAGGTCTTTGACATGAAGGATTACAAGGTGGGCATTACAGCACCGCCTTTTCACCCCAATTGCAGGTCCACCACGGTGCCGTATTTTGATGATGAGTTCACGAACGACGAGGAACGGGCTGCTAGGGATGGGGACGGAAAGACATATTATGTTCCGGCGGACATGAAGTACCGGGAGTGGGAAAAGCGGTTTGTTGTTGAAATGCAGATAGAACCTGATATAATGAAGTCAGGAGCAGTAAGCGGGGCGAGGAATCCGAATGGAAATGCTGCGAAAGATCATGCAGAAAGATACTACGGGCTTGTACGGAGTATGAAAACCGATGTTCCTAAAATCGCAAAATCAACAGGTTATTCAGAGGAGCAGATTCAGGAGATTAAGAACTTTATTTTCTTGGATAAGCATGACCTGGGCGGCCCAGAACCAGAATATTTCGCGCCCGATTATATGATGGCCGAATCGTGGAGAAGACTGATTGATGGAAAACCGGAGTCGCACGATCTGACGCTCCTAAAGCATGAGATTAAGGAAAAGGAATTAATAGGCCAAGGATACAGTCAGGATGAAGCACATAGACTGACATCAGCGGAATATAATTACAGCAAGGAGGCGAGTAAATTCTATGCTAAAATTAAAAAATATAAAAAGGAATAACCGTGTCATAGAATGTGACATTATTCCGGAAGATAGTAAGCAAAAAGGGCATGTGGTAGTTGACATAGCTTCCGGTAATCTTCGTGAATACAGCCTGCCAGAGGGATATGAGTGGTGTAGAAATCATGTTAACCACGCACAAATCGAGTTGTTAAAATTATCAAGGGAAAAGAATATGCCAGATGAGAAATTAGTCATGTGGTATTAGTACCACCAGTCAGCAAAGGGCCGGTGGTATTTTATTTTGTCGCGATAATTGAAATAACTAAGTTTAAATGAGCACGCGGGACTATCCCGGGTGTTATTTTTACGTCCAAAAGAAAGGAAGAGACTATGAAAAAAGAAGATTTTGTCGCTCTGGGCATCAGCGAGGAGCTGGCATCCAAAGCGGAGCAGGAATCAAAGAAGGAGTTGGAGGGCTACGTCCCTAAAACGGACCTGGAGGCCCTCAACGCCACAAAGGTCCAACTGGAGAAAGACATCAAGACCAGGGACAAACAATTGGAGGAACTGAAGAAGGCCAGTGGCAGCAGCGAGGAGCTCCAGAAACAGATTACGGACCTGCAGGCAGAGAATAAGGCTGCCAAAGAGAAATATGAGGCGGATATGAAGGAACTGAAGCTGACCACCGCCATCAAACTTGCAATCGGTGACTCCGCCCATGACGCTGACCTTGTGTCCGGACTTGTTGATAAAAGCAAGCTGCTCCTGGGGGACGACGGGAAAGTCACTGGCCTTGAAGAACAGGTGAAGGCACTGAAGGAAGGTAAGGCATTCCTGTTCAAGGATTCTACTCCTGCGGCCGCCAGGCAGGGAAGCGGAAAAACCGGTTATAAACCCAAGGCCGGCGAGACATCAGAGGGTGGCTGGGCCAAGACAGTGGCGGAGAGTCTGAACAAAGAAACCTCAAAAAACCCCTATGCGGATGCATGGGCAACAAAATAGAGAAAGAGAGGAAATGACATGTATTTAGTAAAGAAGACGTACGATAATTCTCCGGAGTTCCTGCGGAATGAGCATTATGAGAACATCACCTGTACGGTACTGGACACCGGGGTGACAGCGGACACCGAGGGAAAGAAGTTTGTTCTGGCAGGCAGTCTGCTGGACAAGGATGGAAAGGTGGTAAAGGTTGCGCGCAGCGGGAGCTCCGGGGCTTATACGTACACATTTTCCACGGAACCCGTTGGCATTCTTTTCGCAACCACTGAGGTCACATACGGACAGCAGGCTGGGGCCCTGATGATTGCCGGTTCCGTCAACACGGAGCGGCTGCAGGGGGAATACCTGGTTGATGCTGTGGACCAGATGGTGGAAAAGATGCCATTTATTAAATTTTTTGTGGATGGGAGCCTGCAGGTCAAGGCTGCCACACCCACAGTATAAGGAGGATTAAGACATGCCAAGAGTAGAAGAATTATTAACACCACAGGAGCTGATTGATTATACGAAAGAAAGGCAGACCGAAGCCTATATGGGTGAGTTGCTCTTTCCGGAACGTAAGACCGAAGCAATGGAAATTAAGATGATTAAGGGTGCGTCCGACCTTCCTGTATCTGCCCATATTCATGCGTTTGATACGGAGACAGAACTGGGCTCCAGAGAAGGCGCTGATTACAGCATGCAGGACCTGGCCCTCATCAAGAGGAAAATCCGCCTGGGCGAGAAGGAAATTATTGCCCTTGAAAGTCCCAGGAATGACCAGGAAGAGGCGGAGATGGTCCGGAAGATTTACAGTGACGTGGATAACCTGGTGGCGGGAGTGAAAACCAGGGTCGAGTGTCTGAGAATGGAAGCCCTGTCCACAGGAAAGCTTTCCATCAATGAGAACGGCTTCAAGGCAAGCATTGATTATGGAATCCCGAGCACGCATAAGGCTGATAAGACATGGGGGAGCGGTGACCCCACTATCCTGGAGGATATGGATGCCTTTGTGGACCGGATTGTAAAAGACACCGGGTTCACACCAACACGGGCATTGACATCCAAGACCAATCTGAACCGCATTTTACGGGACCACAGGATACGCGCTGCAATCTACGGTGTGAACAGTGACCGGGTGCTTACCAGGGCGGAGCTGAATGCTTTCCTGGCCCAGCAGAGCCTGCCGCAGATTGCCATTTATGACAAACAGTACCGCCAGCAGGATGCAAAGGGGAAATATTCGTCCGCGCGCTTCCTTCCGGAATCAGCATTCATTATGATGCCGGATGGGAAACTAGGGGATACATTCTATGGCCTTACGGCCGAGGAGCTGGAGCTCCGTAAGAATCCGGATGTGGATGTGTCTGCTGTGGGGAATATCGTGGTGGTACAATATGACACGGTAGACCCTGTCGGCCGGTGGATTAAGGCTGTTGCCACGGCCATGCCTTCATTTCCGTATGCAGACCAGGTATTTATTGCTACCATTTCGTAAGGAGGGGCCATGGACCTAATGAAGCTGAAGGCGTTATTGGGGATACCTGAAGGCGATACAACACAGAATATCGCTCTGCAGTTCCTTATGGAGGATGTGGATGAGACTATCCGGAACTACTGCAACTTAAAAGCAGTTCCGGCAGGCTTGACCAGCACATCATACCGGATGGCAATAGACCTGTACCGGTATGAGCGTCCCGGGGATGGGGAGGCGCCGGCCCGGGTTTCATCCATATCGGAAGGGGACACATCCACCAGCTTTACAAGTGCGGCGGATGCCCTATCAGGCGGTATCCTGAAGGATTACCAGGGGCAGCTTAACCGGTACAGGAAGCTGGGGTGGTAGAATGGTAAGTGAGACAATCAAACAGGCACAGAGGATGCACAGGAAGGCCATAGAGGCCACTTACGATGGAACATGCAGGATTTATGGTATGCAGTCTGTAAAGGACCCTGTGACGAAGGTGACGAGGCAGGAGGAGACCCTTGTACAGGATGGTATAGCCTGCCATCTGTCTTACTCCAGCACGGCGCTGGCGGCCGGCAGTGATACGGTTACGGGTGTGGCACAGACCATCAAGTTGTTTCTGGAACCGGAGCCTGTGGTTCCCCCAGGCAGCCGGATTGAGGTCACCCAGCAGGGCCGGACCGAGAGTTATGCTCAGAGTGGTAAGGCCGCGGTATACTCCTCCCATCAGGAGATTCTTCTGGAGATATGGAAGGAGTATGCGTAATGGCAAAGGGCGGAAGTTTTGATTTTCGGGAAATAAAGAAGCTGCAAAAGCAGATAGAACGTCTGGAGCAGGAGAGGGATGCTTTCAACCGGGAATGCATCCAGGAATTAGCCTCCCGCCTGCTGAGGAAAGTTACGCAGAGAACACCGGTAGGCAAGGCTCCTAAACTGGATGGACCGAAGACAGTAAAGGTAAAGGGGTCTGATGGCAAGACAAAGACCTTCCTGTCAAAGAACGGCGCTATAAAGCAAAAATACTGGGCCGGATATCAGGGCGGGACGTTAAGGCGCGGCTGGACGGTGGGTGACATCCAGAGGATAGGGGATAACTACCAGATTGAAATTATCAACCCGACCGAATATGCGTCCTATGTGGAATATGGTCATCGGCAGACACCTGGGCGCTATATCCCAGCCTTAGGCGTAAGTGCAAAAAAGGCCTGGGTCCCGGGAAAGTTCATGCTTACCATATCGGAAAAAGAAATCAACGACCTGGCGCCGAAGCTGATAGAGAAAAAGCTGGAAGCAAAACTTCGGGAGGTGTTCGATGCTTAATGATATCATGGATGCTGTCACCAGGCGGCTGAATGAACTGTTTGGCGATGGTTATGAAATTTACACAGATGCGGTAGAACAGGGCCTTAAGGAGCCTTGTTTTTTTGTGCAGTTTCTGGAGCCGTCTGAAAAGCCGATGATTGGTCAGAGATACTATCGTGAGACGGCTATGTGTATCCAGTACCTTCCTGGCGATCCCCCCCAGCCCTCTCGTGAAATGAACCGGACGGCGGACATCCTCATGGACGGGCTGGAGTATATCACATTAGAGGATGGCAGCCTGCTGCGGGGGACCGGCCGCAGTCACAGGACAGAGGATGGCGTGCTCACCTTCTTTGTCAGTTACAATATGTTCGTCATGAAACCGGAGCCACAGGAGGCGTCAATGGAGGGGCTGGAGGCCAACACACAGTTAAGGAGGTTTGGGAATTGAAAGAAACAAAACAGGGAGAAGCAACATTTTTAAAACAGGAACTGCTGGAGGCGGAGTGCTACCAGGGAAAGAAGGACCTGGTGAGTGCCCTGCTGGAAGATGGCAGGAAGTATTCATTGAAAGAAGTGGATGCGGTAATAGATAAATTTATGAAAGGAAAGGTGAAATAAATGTTAGGAGGCGGAAGCTTTACGATTCAGAATAAAATACTTCCTGGGGCTTATATCAATTTTGTGAGTGCAGCCAGCAGTGTGGCGGTACTATCAGACCGTGGGACGGCGGCAATCCCTCTGGAGTTTGGCTGGGGGCCGGAAAAGGAGGCTTTCATTGTGACAGCCCAGGATTACCAGGAGCGGTGCCAGGAGATATTCGGGTATCCGGCAGATGCGCCGCAGATGTGGCAGGTCAGGGAGTTATTCAGGAACCTGATGAAAGGTATCTTTTACCGGCTCAATGGAGGAGTTAAGGCTGCTTGTGATTATGGACAGGCGAAATACAGTGGTGTACGAGGCAAGGACCTGATGCTGGTCATCAGCGCCAATGTGGACGACAGCACGAAGTTTGATGTGAAAACCATACTTGATAAAAAGGAGGTGGACCGACAGACCGTGGCAGCGGCATCAGAGCTCAAGGATAATCTGTACGTTGTGTTCAAAAAGGATGCAACTCTGGTAGCAACGGCTGGAATCCCATTTACTGGTGGGACGAACGGGGAAGCGGTGAACGGAGAGGACTATGCACAGTTCTTGGCCAAGATGGAGTCCTATACATTCCAGACATTGTGCTGCCCATCCATGGATGATGCAGTCAAGGCTGTATTTACAGAGTATACCAGACGGATGCGCGACGAGGCCGGCGTGAAGTTCCAAACAGTAGTATACCGGATGGCCGATGCAGACTATGAGGGAATCATATCCGTGGAGAACAAGGCGGCAGAGCTGGAGCAGGGGCTTGTGTACTGGACCTGCGGGGTTCAGGCGGCCTGTGCGGTTAACAAGACCAACGAGAACCGCGTATACGATGGTGAACTCACGGTGGATGTGGATTACACGCAGGAACAGCTTGCGAGGGCTGTCCGTTCAGGAAAATTCATGTTCCATCGCGTAGGTGATGATGTGCGAGTCCTGATGGATATTAACACGTTGGTGACCTTTACGGAAGAGAAGAAGGAAGATTTCTCGAATAATCAGACTGTGCGCGTCCTGGACCAGATTGGTAATGATATCGCATCTATGTTCAACACAAAGTACCTGGGAATCATGCCGAACGATGACGCGGGCCGGGTGAGCCTCTGGAACGACATTGTGACCTACAATAAAGAACTGGCAAGGCTGCGGGCGATTGAGGCCGTGGAGGCAAAAGAAATCACGGTAGAGCGCGGGAACAGCAAGCGGTCTGTTGTGGTGAATTGCCCGGTGACACCGATTAACTGTATGTCGCAGTTATATATGACAGTAGTTGTTTCATAAGGAAGGAGATACATATATGCAGTCAATGAATGCAAAGGATGCCGTGAGCGCATCCCTGGCGGAGTGTTTTGTCACGATTGAAGGGAACCGCTATAATTTTATGCAGGCCATTAACCTGGAGGCCAGCATAGAGAAAACAAAGTCTGAAATCCCTATTCTGGGGAGGACCGGAAAAGGAAATAAGACAACCGGCTGGAAGGGGAGCGGGTCCGCGACCTTCCACTACAATACCAGCATCTTCAGGGAGCAGTTGTACCGATACAAGGAGACCGGACAGGATGTGTATTTTGATATCCAGATAACCAATGAGGACCCGACTTCCAGTGTGGGACGGCAGACCATCATCCTGAAGGATTGTAATGTTGACGGAGGAATCCTGGCGAAGTTCGATGCGGATGCGGAGTATCTGGACGAAGACCTTGATTTTACCTTCGAGGATTGGGAGATGCCGGAGCAGTTTAGTCACTTGCAGGGAATGCAGTAAGAAAGAGAGGATAAGAGAATATGGGAGATTTAAGCTGTTTTTTAGCGCAGAACGCAGTCAAGGCGGAAAACGTAAAGCATGTGGTATCAAGGCGCTTTCTGGATAAGGCAGGAAGGCCAATGGAATGGGAAATACAGTCCATCACATCAACCGAAGATGAGGCGTTAAGACGAGAGTGTACTAAAAGGGTGCCGGTAGTTGGTAAAAAGGGACAGTATACCCAGGAAACAGACTATAATCAGTATCTGGGGAAACTGGCATCTAAATGTACGGTATTTCCGAATCTCAATGATAAAGAACTCCAGGACTCCTATCATGTGATGGGGGCGGATACGCTTTTGAAAGCTATGCTGACAGCGGGGGAGTATGCTAATTATCTGGAGAGGGTGCAGGAAGTCAACGGATTCGATGTGCCAATGGAAGAACTGGTTGAAGATGTAAAAAACTAATTGATGGGGGCGATATGGAAGCGAATCTTGCTTACTATTGCCTCCATAAGCTGCATAAGTGGCCGCATGAGTTCCTGGCTTTGGATAGATACGAAAAGGCTGTCGTGATTGCATCTGTTGAAACTAAGCTGGAGCATGACAGGAAAGAGGCACAGAAGGCCAAGAGTAAAAGAAAGAGGTAGAAATAATTGGCAATCCACGCTATAATAAGGATAGATTATTATGGCGTGGAGGTATTGAGGATGGGAGCACAAAATAAGGTTATTGCTGGTGATTATATTGGTAAGATGACAGGGGTTAGTTTGGGGCAATTATATATTGCTACATCTTTTGGAAAGCCAATGTATTTAAATAAACAAAATATTGAAGCATATGAACTAATAACAGATGAGCAGAGAAAGAGTGCTGCCAGTGGAGTTATTAGAGGAGCTGTAGGAGCTACTTTGTTGGGACCAGTCGGATTATTGGCAGGACTATCAGCAAAGAATAAAGGAATTTATACAGTTGCTATAAAGTTTAAAGATGGAAAGAACAGTTTGTTAGAGGTAGATGACAAATTTTACAAAGCATTGATAAAAACGATGTTTTAGAAATATGAGGTGACAAGAGCACCCGGAGAAATCCAGGTGCTTTTGCTATGGATGAACTAACACAATTATTGATTGTTGGTTTTTGACACAAAGAAAAAGGTAGAAATAATTTACCATCCACGCTATAATGGGGATAGATTATTATAGGGTGGAGGTAGTGAGGATGGGACTGTTTGGGAAAAAAAATAAGTATCCAAAGGAATTCAAGGATATATATATTGCGGTTGGCTTAGGTGTGGCAGAAGGAAGCCCATGTTCCATTATTGCAAATGAAGATACACTTTCAATTATGTGCAATGGGCAAGAGTTCATTCTGAAAATAGGTAATATAATTTCCTATGAATACAAAATGGATGTTGAAATCGAAAATAGCATTCAAAATGGTAGCGTATTGAAGGGGATGATTGGTGGGGCTGTTTTTGGTATTCCGGGTGCGATTGTTGGCGCTCTACCGAAAACGAAGCAAAAACGTCTGGTTACAGGGACTATAATGATTAAGTATCAGGGCAATACGGATGAGCAAACAATTATCTTTGTTAGTGCGCCTAATACATTAGGATGTGCTCAGATATCGGATGAATTAAAGCCTAAAGTGATAAACATTGAAGAAAAGCATCCAATAAAAAGAATTGAATTATAAAGCAGAGCACCCGGAGAAATCCAGGTGCTTTTGCTATGGATGAACTAACACAATTATTGATTGTTGGTTTTTGACACAAAGAAAAAGGTAGAAAAAGTTTCTAATCCACGCTATAATGAGGATAGATTATTATGGCGTGGAGGTATTGGGGATGGGACTGTTTGGGGGTAATAAGGAAGCCTGTTCTATATGTGGTGGACAGAAAGGTGTTAAGCAGATAGCAGATGGATATGTTTGCAAGGATTGTATTGCTAAATGCGGGGTATGTTTAATTACACTTTCATGGAAAGATATTTTTCTAAAAAGAGTAAAAGATGCTATTAATGACAATGAAATAAATCAACAGAGAAGTAGAATATTTCATCAAACTAAAGTTATTGAAAAAGAACTTCTTATTGATGAACAAAATAGGCTGTGGAAATTAAAATCATACGGGAATCTGTATTTCACATATGGCGATATTATTAATTATGAATGTCAAAAAAATGGTATTGGAGTTTTGTCTGTAGGTGTAGGTAGCGCCTTGGTAGGAGGATTATTATTTGGTGGTGTCGGTGCGATTCTGGGAGGATTATCGGGCTCTAAAAAGAAGGAAGAAATAAATGAATTTAAAATCATTGTTAATCTTTATAATAATTCGTATCCTCAGTTAAGCATAAATTTGTTACCTACCGGAAAAGTAAAATCAGATTCAATACTTTTTAAGTCTTACTGTGAAAAGGCTGAAAAGATAATGTTAGGGTTAAGTAATATGGGAGGCTTGGAGAAAAGTATTGAAGGCGGTAATAATGCGGAAATGTCACCAGCTGATGAGATTCTAAAATACAAAAGTCTTCTTGATGCAGGAGCTATTACCCAAGAGGAATATGAAGCCAAGAAGCGACAACTTTTAGGTTTGTAAAAGCAGAGCACCCGGAGAAATCCAGGTGCTTTTTAGCGTGCCTATATATATGAGTATCAGTTGTCACTACTAATCTCAGCCAAAGAGAATTTTAGATATTTCCAGGTATCGTCTTTTATTTTTTTTAATTCGTCCCATGTGAGGCACACATGAATAGGATTGGTTATATCCTTACTAAAAAGCAAAAATTTTTCATTATCTGTATTTTTTATTATATAACCAAGGGAATCAAAGAATTTATAGATGTCACTATCATCTAAGATATTTTCCTTGTATTCTAATCCAAGCAAATCCGCAAGTGGAATTTTTAATCCATTGGCTATCTGCTGTAGTTGTGTAATGTCTGGGGTGCGTTGATTTGTTTCATAGCGACGAATACTCATAAGGGATATATTAGAGGCAGAAGCCAACTGAGATTGTGTTAAATTAGCTGCTTTTCGATAATGCCGTATCGTTTTTCCAATATTTTCCATGATTTCACCTCATTTCTTAAGTATAGTATAACACAAAAGTACCGAATGGAACAGCGTAAAAATTAATGCTTGACAAATGTTCCGAAAGGAACTAAAATGTCTATAACGAAGTGTTCCGAATGGAACGTTAAAAGGAGGTGAAATTAGATGAAGAGAGTTGTAGCAGATATGGACGATGACTTATGTAAGCAGCTTAAACTCTACGCTGTGGAAACAGATAAGTCAGTAAAAGACATCATTGTGGACCTTGTTAAAAAAGAACTTGAAACAAAAAAAGAGCAAACACAGTAACTTTGGCCGGTAACGTGTTTACTCCGATGCGGAACCCGTTAACAACAGGAATCCATGTATTTAATTATAAAGGATTCCGCCTGTATTTTCAAGGAGGAAAATTTATTTCATGAAAAAGAATGAAGTCATGGTATTTGAGAATGAAGAGCTAGAATTGCAGGTTCGGACACTTCTGAATAGTGATGGAAGCATATCAGTCAGTGCAGAAGATACCGCAATGGGATTTGGGTGGTACAGAATTAAGAATGGTAAAGATTATGTCATGTGGGATAGGTTTAACGGATTTTGCGATGAATTAGGCTTTCCACACAAGTGTGGAAAAGATGATTATATCCCCGAAAGCCTGTATTATCTCCTTGGAATGAAAGCCAACAATGAGAAGGCGCAGAAATATCAGCGTTGGCTGGCTATAGAAGTACTCCCCACCCTTCGCAAGACCGGATTATACGAGATGCCAAAGAAAGAGAAATCAACTTCCCCGAAACGTCTCCCGCTTTCCAGTGTCAACATGATGGTGAAGAACGTCATGAGCACCTTGGAGAAAGCTAAAGTTGAGCCTGTATTTGTTGCCGCTGAGGTAAAGCGTCTTTATACTGATTTAGGATACGATGTGAAGGCTCCGCTACTGACAGACAAGGAAAAGATGCCAAAACTTTACGACTGCACAGAGATTGCCAAAGAGTTGGCCATCTACTCCACCAGTGGTAACCCACATAACCGGGCAGTGGGTGCTATCATCAAAAAGTTACATATTCCAGAAAGTGAGATTGTGACCACAGCTTTTAGCAAGAATGGTCACGAGGATGTAACAATCCAGTATAAACCGTCAGTTTTAGAAGATGTGAAACTATGGCTGGCTGAGAACAACTATCCAACAAAAATACCTTATGTAGACTCCAAGGGCAATTCTAAGACCTGCACGGTAGCTTATAAGGAGGTGGCGTAAGATGAAAGAGTTGCAAATTTTTAACAGCGAGGAATTTGGACGGATAAGGTCAGTAGTAATTGACAACGAGCCGTGGTTTGTTGGGAATGATGTTGCTAAGGCATTGGGGTATTCGAAAGTTTGGGATGCCATAAAAACCAATGTAGATGAGATGGATACCAGTTTAATGGGGGTCATGGATTCATTGGACAGGAAACAGCAAACTACAATTATCAACGAATCAGGCTTATATTCCCTTATTTTTGGAAGTAAACTGGAAACAGCTAAACAGTTCAAGCGCTGGGTAACATCCGAAGTTCTTCCGGCCCTTCGTAAAACTGGTACATATTCCGTGACCACTACTTGTCAGTACCCAGTATCGGCGGCTATTGAAAGTGCAACAAATGCGGGTCGTCTCTTTGAACGTATTATGAAAAGTGAGGGTATTCCTCCCCACGAAATTGCAATGGCAGTACGAGATATATTCCTCCAGGCTGGCATTAATGTGCCAGATTATGTTATCAGAATTCCAGCGTATGAGCAGTTGGCAATGACCTTTGGCAAAAGTGGGGAGGTGGCATGCTCATGACATATCCTGTGGATGAACCTGTGTTTATAGCACAATGGTTATCTGTTATTAATAATGCAGATGAAACGGACAAGGAATTTGCCACGGCAACGGTTCAGGCAATCAATCGTGCGTACTATGCTGGCCTAAAAGATGGTAAGGAGGAGGCCGCAGTATGCAGAGATTAATAACCATTCCCGTAAAGCAGTACGAGAAGATGCTGCAGACTTATGATGACGTAGTCAAGGAACTGATGGCCTTGCGGGAGCAGTTAGAAGAATATAAGAAGCAAATAAGCTAGAATAATCAGAACGTCCTTCGGGGCGTTCTTTTTATACACATTTTTCAATGAAAGGAGGTTTTTATGGCTACGATACAATCATCCCTGCAGTTATATGATGGTATGTCCCCTGTATTGAGGAAGATAACCAATGCTATGAATATTGCCATATCATCATTTGAAGACATGTCTAAGGCATCCAGTCAGCCTTTTGACACTGCTCGTCTGCATGACGCAAGAAAGCAACTGAATGAGGCAGAGGCAGAAATCAATCAGATAGATGAAGCAATGGAGCGGGCCAGAAAGGGGGAAGAAAAACTTAACCAGAGTATGGCACAGGGAAGGAAAGAAGCGGGCGGATTAAGAGAAACCTGGGAAAAAATTTCTGGTACTTTGGGTATGGCTGGAATTGCTGTTGGCGCAAAGGAAATTCTGTCTGGTGCAAATGATAAGAGGGCGGCAGGCAATACGTTGCAGACCCAGACTGGTATGCAGGGAGATACCTTGGAAGCGGCAAAGCAGAGTATGGAAAATCTGTATATTGATAACATGGGTGAAAGCCTGGATGATGTGGCACGAAGCATGTCAACTGTCTACCAAATAACAGGCCGTACTGGCACCGGCTTGGAACAGATGACCAGGGCCGGGATACTGCTGAGGGATACATTTGGATACGAAGTTACTGAGAGCATGAGGACTGCTGAGATGATGGAAAAGCAGTTTGGCGTGTCTGGTGCACAGGCATTTGACTTAATTGTCCAGGGAGCACAGGCTGGGCTTGATAAGAATGGCGACCTTTTGGATACCATAAATGAGTATTCTGTGCAATTTAAAAAGCTGGGATTTGATAGCACGGATATGTTTAATATGTTGATTAATGGCGCACAGAGCGGTACTTTTTCAGTTGACAAACTAGGAGATACAATTAAAGAGTTCTCAATCCGCTCTATTGATGGTAGTAAGACCACCCAGGAAGGCTTTAAGGCAATCGGGTTGGATGCCAATAAGATGGCGATAGCATTCGGGCAGGGCGGGGAAACGGCAAAGCAGGCCTTCCAGCAGACCATAGACGCAATTAGCCGCATGGATGACCCTATTAATCGGAATATTGCCGGTGTCAATCTTTTTGGAACCATGTGGGAGGATTTGGGGTATGAGGGAGTCATGGCCCTGGCGAATCTCAATGGCTCGGTGGAGCTGACAACTCAGAATTTAGAGGACTTAAACAATGTCAAATATGATGATGCAACAAGCGCCCTGGCCTCCCTGGGGCGTACCATAAATATGGGATTGTCGGGTGTGGTTGGGAGCGTTGTAAACGTAGTAACCCGGCACATGAATGATTTTACGGCAGGATTGCAGGGGGACGCAAGCCAGATACAAGGAATATTCGGAGGAATTGGTCTTGTGGCAGGAATTATTGGTAGGGCGATATCAGATAATTGGTCGATTATAGAACCCATTATGTGGGGCGTAATTGCTGTATTGAGTGTTTATGCGGGATATTTAGCTCTTACAAATGGGATAGAATTAATTAGCAAAGGAATAAAAATTGCATCTTGCGTGGCTGCATATGCTCACGCAGCGGCAACTGGCATCGAAGTGACAGCAACGGCAGCGGCAACAGCGGCTCAGTATGGATTTAACACGGCCCTACTTGCTTGCCCTATTACTTGGATAATTATAGCCATCATTGCTCTTATAGCAGTTTTCTATATGGTCGTGGCATGGATTAATAAAATACAGAATACATCTATTTCCGCAACAGGAATCATCTGTGCCGCCTTTGCATTTGCGGGAACTGTTATCTGGAATACGGTCATTGGTATCCTTAATGCTATCATACAAAGTGCATGGTCAACGTTTGTTGAGCCATTCCTCGGTATAATTGAATGGGTATTGAATGCAACAAACGGAGGTTTTGACAGCTTTGGTGGCGCAGTGGCAAATTTAATAGGCCAAATTATATCTTGGTTTTTATCACTGGGAAAGGTGGTTACACAGATAATTGATGCCATATTCGGGACAGATTGGACATCAGGCTTGTCATCATTGCAAGATAGCGTAATTTCATGGGGAAAAAGTAATACAGCCATAACAATTGACAGGAATGCGCCTGAACTAAATGGCAGAATAGCGTACAGTGATGCCATAAACGTAGGATATCAGTTCGGCCAGGGAATAGACAAAAAAGTGAGTGGCGTTTTTGATGGTATCAACAATCCCTTTGATGGAGTAGGCGGAGCACAGGATACATGGGACGGAATCCACAATAATACCGGCGACACGGCAGGCAACACCGCCGCAATGGCCGACTCCATGGACGTTCTAGACGAGGACCTCAAATACATGCGTGATGCCGCGGAGCAGGAAGTAATCAACCGTTTCACCCTGGCTGAACTTAAGGTGGATGTCAAGAACAGCAACACCCTGACCAAGAAAACCGATTTTGACGACATGGGCCGGGCGCTGTCCATGTTCACCAGTGAGTTCCTGGCATCCGCAGCGGAAGGAGGGCATATCTGATGGCATACGAAGTGTACATAGACGATATGCTCCTTCCCATCCCTCCTCAGAAAATACCCATCAAGTATCCAGGCCAGAATGAGACAGCCACTCTGATTAATGGAGAGGAAATAAACATAACCCGGCCTCCGGGCCTTGCGGAAATCAGCGTTGACGTGGTCCTGCCCCAGATGGACTATCCATGTGCCATGTGGGACGGGAGTGTGGAAGATGCGGAGGAGTTCATCAGCCGCTTGCAGGACCTTAAGGAGAGTGGGGACGCCTTTGAGTTCATCATCATCCGAGATTCCTTCGACACCAACATGGATGTGACCCTGGAGGACTACAAGGTGTCGGATGATGTGAAGGAGGGCCTGGATTTGGTGGTATCCGTCACCATGAAGGAAGCCAGGCATTATGGAACGAAAATTATGAATTTTACTATTATAGAAGATCAGGCAACTCCAACGGCTGAAACACCGGAGGAGAATCGCCCGGCTGAGCAGCCGCAGGCCAAAACGTATACTGTAAAATCAGGGGACTGCCTGTGGAACATTGCAAAGAAGCAGCTGGGGGATGGGAGCCGGTGGAAGGAGATTCATGATTTAAACCGGGATAAGATTAGCAACCCCAACTTAATTCACCCTGGCCTGGTGCTAGTGATGCCATAAGGAGTTGAAACAATGAATGTGCATGTATATATACAAAACGGACAGACAGTCTATGAGCCGGCCGTGAAAGGGAGCATAACCTGGGAAACCCAACGCAAGGGACAGCCAGGGAAATGCTCCTTCTCCATTATATCAGATGGAAAACTTAAAATCGAAGAGGGAAACGCCGTCCGGCTGGATGTGAATGGGACCCCCACGTTCTTCGGTTTTATCTTTGAGCGGAGCTGGGGCAGTGACGGAGAGGTCAAGGTCACGGCTTATGACCAGCTCCGGTACCTTAAGAATAAGGACAGCTACAATTATGAGAATAAGACAGCGGGTGAGGTTATCCAGATGATTGCTGATGACTTCAATCTACGGACAGGTACCCTGGAGGACACTGGGTACCCGATACCTTTCCGGAATGAGCCAGATACGGCACTGTTTGATATTATCCTGAATGCCCTGGACCTGACCATGATGGCCACAGGGAAGATGTTCGTGCTGTATGACGATGTCGGGAAACTTACTCTCAGGAATGTAGAGGACATGAAGCTCAATGTGATGATTGATGACGAGACGGCCCAAGACTATGACTTTACAGTCAGTATTGATAAGAATACCTATAATCAGATTAAGCTGTTCTGTGAAAATGATGATTCAAAGAAACGTGATGTATTTATGACCAAACACACGGAGAATATCAACAAGTGGGGTGTCCTGCAGATGAGCGAATCCCTGGACAAGGGGGTGGACGGTCAGAAGATAGCGGAGACGTATTTGGGCCTGTACAACCGTCCCTCTAAAAGCCTATCCATCAAGAAAGCATTTGGTGATATCAAGGTACGGGCCGGAAGCCTTATACCCGTGTTCTTGGATGTGAAGGACATGCAGCTCAGGAACTATCTGCTGGTGGAAGCCGTCACGCATTCGATTGATAAGGGTGTTCATGCCATGGACCTAACATTGAAAGGAGCTGGAATAAGTGGATAATGATTGGATTGAGAATTTAAGGAACATTTCACGGCAGGCAGAGGAGGCGGCAAAACCGTGCAGCGTACTCTTGGGAACTGTAACGGGGACGTCTCCGGTGGCAGTGCAGATAGACCAGAAGATAACTGCCACAGCCGGCCAGCTGCTCATACCACGGTATCTGACGGACCATGTGGAACAGATGTCAATACCGGGAGTGGGTGATGTTGCGGTCACGGTGAAGAATGCCCTGAAAGGCGGGGAGGCGGTTATATTGGTACAGAAACGAGGGGCGCAGCAGTACCTTGTGATTGACCGGTATTAGGAAGGAGGTGCGTGATGCTGCCAAAGACAGGAGATATTTTAAGAGCGGATTTTACTATCCGAAAACAGCCGTCAAAGACATATAGGTTGAAGGATGGAAGGGTGATAGGGAATGTGGAGGGAATAGAGGCTGTAAAGCAGTCCGTATTTTGTATTCTGAACACGGAGCGGTTTGAACACATCGTTTACAGCTGGAATTATGGTAGAGAGTTCACAGACTTGTATGGTGGGTCAATGGGCGTGTTGGAGTCTAAGATTAAAAAGCGGATTAAGGAAGCATTGATGCAGGACGACCGAATACGAAGTGTCGGGGCTTTTTCTTTTACACGATATAAAAATCAAGTCATCGTAACCTTTACCGTTTCCAGTGATGCGGGAGTGTTTGCAGTTGAAAAGGAGGTGTCAGTAAATGTATGAAGACGTAACATATGAGGAAATCTTGAAGCGTATGCTGGACCGTGTTCCAAGTGATGTTGACAAAAGGGAAGGGTCAATCGTCTATGATGCATTGGCTCCAGCCGCGGTGGAAATCCAATTGATGTACACAGAATTACATGCAGTGTTGAATGAATTGTTCGCGGATACGGCTAGCCGTGAGTATTTAATCAAGCGAGCATTAGAGCGTGGCTTGCATCCGAAAGAGGCCACATATGCAGTACTAAAAGGTGAATTTGACTTGGATATTCCCATTGGCAGTCGTTTTTCGTTGGAGACATTGAACTATGTGGCAGTCGAACGTATTGCTAAGGGGCAGTATAAAATGCAGTGTGAGACTATAGGTACAGCAGGGAATACGCTGTTTGGGACACTCATACCGATTGAGTATATCAGAGGGCTGTCACAGGCAGAACTAACAGAATTGCTGATTCCGGGAGAGGACGAGGAAGGGACGGAACAGTTCCGGCACCGTTATTTTGATAGTCTGCATTCACAGGCATTTGGTGGAAATATAGCGGATTATCGTGAAAAGGTGAATGGCATTTCTGGCGTGGGAGGTGTCAAGGTGTATCCGGCCTGGGATGGAGGAGGGACCGTTAAGCTGGTAATCATTAACTCGGAATATGGAATCCCGTCGAATGAACTAATCCAGGCGGTAAAGGATGTGATTGATCCAGATTCGAATACAGGTGCAGGATATGGCCTGGCACCCATTGGCCACACGGTTACCGTAGAAGGAGCGGTAGAGGAGCGAATTTCCTTTATGTCCAATATTGTCTATCAGGCGGGCTACAGCTTTGAGAGATGCAGAGAGGATATTTTCCAGGCAATTGATGCATATTTTCATGAACTGAACATGGCTTGGCAGGATGATGTTCAGACAGTTGTGAGGGTGTCACGAATTGAGGGACGCCTGTTGGATATCGAAGGTATCGTGGATGTCTATGATACAAAGATTAATGGAAGTCCCGGTAATCATGTACTCTCTTCCGGTTCAATCGCGATAAGGGGGGATATAAGTGGATGATAAGAGGGGGCAGCCAGGCCGGATACTGGATTTAGCCAGGTATGTCCCGGATTTCCTGCGGGAAGTAAAGGAATTCAGACAACTCTATGGGGCGCAGGAAGGTGAATTGAAACGGCTGTATGGAGACCTGGATTCGCTATGGAAGGACAGCCTAATTCCTGATGCCACAATTCAAGGGATTAAGCGATATGAGCTGATGTTGGGTCTAAAACCATATTCTGGAGACACGCTGGAAGAACGCAGGTCAGCAGTTTCGCTCAAATGGGACCAACAGCTTCCCTATACACTTCCCCGCCTTAAGGAGCGCCTGGCGGTAATCGTGGGGAACGATGGGTACATATTACGAGTGAGCGACAAGACGTATGAGTTGGAGTTGTGGATTGTTGATCAGCCATGTCGCGTATTACAGGAACTTCGGGATATGACACGGCAGATGATACCAGCCAATCTGTTGTTTATTTTTGCTGGTTTATATCCGATAGAGATACCAGTCAATACAGCTACATCAGGTAGGTTGGAATTGACCTCCAATTTCTATGCCCGATATAACCGTGAGTTCTTGTACTTGGATGGAACGTGGAAATTGGACGGGACTTATTTACTCAATGGGTACAAGAAGACAGCGGGACTGGACCTGTATCCATTTGGGATGTTAATAAGGGGTAACCTATCGGCCAGGAATGTAGTAGATGGCAGAGCAGTTGGTATGATATCAGAAGTATTTGAGGAGATAAAGGTCCACACTGCATTACTGCTGCGATCGTCCATGCTGGCAGGGACCAGAGTGGGAGTGCAGCAATGGCTCAGAGGATACACGGCAGTCTCAGTAGATACAGAGGTGCGGACTGCCTGTCAGACTGACGCGACAGTGTACCCAAAAATGCAGGAAGTACTGACGCTACACAGTGACGAAGAGGTAAATGCCTCCATGGTTTCCGTGTCCGGGATATTACAGCAGGTATCTACCGGGCCTGAGATGATTTGCAAGCTGACTGTCGAGAACGACTTATGGTATCTTGATGGGACTTACCTGCTGAATGGAACCAAATTATTAGACGCAGAGATTTTTGAATATGAACTATGAAAGGATGGTAAGACAATATGGCACAAGGAGTAATCACAGAGATAGGATGCAAGAAACTGTGTAGGTCACATGCAGGGGACCAGACACTGCCAGCAATCACCCAGATGGCCTTTGGGTCTGGTGGTGTGGATGCGGATGGGAATGTTATTGAGCCAACCGGAACTGAGACGGCACTTAAGGCGGAACTGCTTAAGAAGGATATCGGCAGCCACAGCTATACGGATGATAAGGAGACCACCTGCCGATACACGGTACGTTTGGGTAAAGCGGAGCTGGCTAATCAGAATATATCCGAACAGGGATTATTTGATTCAGACGGTGACCTGATTGCATATAAGACGTTCCTGCCAAAAGGCAAGGATGATGACATGGAGTTCATTTTTGATATGGACGAGGTATTTTAAAGGAGGTGCAGGATGGCAGATTTCCCAATCACTGAAGCCCCGGAATTTTCTGGGACGATGGCGCAGATAACAAATCAGGACCGTGGGGCGCCAGATACATTCAACCCACGGTATCAGAAGTTGTTGGATAATGATAACTATTTAAAAAAGAGGACTGAACGGGCAGGAATAATCATCCCGGTCTCTATTCTGGCCTCGGACTGGTCTGCTGAAGCCCCATATACCCAGACTGTGCCGATAGAGGGGCTGACAACGGAGGACAACCCCATACTGGTAAAGGTGATTGCAGACGGGGCAACGCCGGAACAGGTGAAAGCGTATAACAAGGCATTTGGAATGATTGACGATGGGGACACGGCAGATGGGCAGGCAACATTTAAATGCTACAATAAGAAGCCCACGATTGATATGACCGTAGGCCTGAAAGGAGTGTAAAGACAAATGGGTGAAATATTGATGACAGGCGGGAGCGGAGGCGGAAGTGGAAGTGACGAGTGCACAGCCACGCTGGACCATGTACTGGCTGGGGAGACTGCGGTCACATCGGACAGTAATGACGAGCCTGGCACAGGGCGAATGACAGTCAACAGTATAATGTCTTTTAGTGTAGCGCCGTATTCTGGGCGGCGCGTATTAGTAAAATGGCAGAATCCAAACCCCACTCCAGGGAAACCATTTGGTGGGGTTATCGTTAAATGTATGGCAGGCAGATATCCAGCATGGAATGAACCTGATGCCAACCTTGCCGCGGGATATGCTGGAGTTGGTAGTAATACAGCTCCGGGTGGTTGGTCACAGGTATTTATGGATATGCCAAATCTCAATACCTTATATTACTTTACATGTTTTGGATATGCAACAACAAGCTTTGGAGATATATGGAGTCCGGTATATGACCCAGCATCTATCAAGCAAGCAACCGTAGCCACTGGTGGAGTGCAAAATATTACAATTACTGGTACACAGGTATATACAATACCAGATGGATTCAGCACTATTGACGTATTCTGTGTTGGGGGTGGAGGTAATGGCAGTGAAGTATCAAGAAATCTTTCATCAACAAACCCATTACATGGCGGAGCTGGAGGCGGTGGTGGGTATACAAATACTGCCAAAGGTGTACATGTAACTCCTGGACAACAAATAGCCGCTACTGTAGGTGGTGCTTGCGCTGCAACTTCATTTGGAAATATCTGCACTGCTGGTGGCGGACAGTCTGGTATAGTGGTTGGCGCCTCAAGAGTGCAGGGAGGAAATGGAGGTTCCGGCGGTGGCGGAGACGGTGACGCATGGGGGTATGCCTATCGAAATGGTGGTAGTGGTGGACAAGACGGTGGGAATGGTAGACCTGGAGGAGGAACTGGAGAATATGCATCACAAACATTAAATCCTGGTACTGGTCAGGGTAGAACCACAAGAGCATTTGGTGAAGCTGGTAATACACTATATTCTGGTGGTGGTGGTTCCGGTAGTGGGTACTGGCAAAGTGGTAGTTCATCAGAAGGACACTATTGGACCGGTTATTATGGCGGAGCTGGAGGGGCTGGCGGCGGAGGAAATCCAGCTACTAATGGTGGAGCAGGTACTGGTGGAGGCGGCGGCGGCCAGAATAGACCATATGGTGACCAATCATATAGACCATACTGTGGACCAGTTGGATACGGTGGTTCAGGAGTAATATTGTTAAGACTATATTAAGTAAGGAGGATGTAAATTATGGTAGCACATGAAGTATATGCATTGGTGCATGATGAAACAATCAGGGATGTTTGTGTTGCATATAGCTATGAAGATGCAAACAGGGTTGCAAGGATTGTATATGGTGATACTGCATTTGCCGTTGATTGCATGCAGTACGTTTGTGAGAGGAATGACAAGTATATTAATGGTGTATTCTTTAAGGCCGATGGTGTTACAGTAATTGACAGATTGCCAACTGACAAGGAAGAGATCCAGCAGCTAAGGGCAGATAATGCCCAACTTACAGTGGCTATGGCAGATATCATTGGAGGTGCAGTGTGATGAATGAAATATTTAAAGCGATAGTTATTAAGGGGCTCAGAATAAGGAAGAATCAAGGAGAGGAGCCGGCAGACATCCTGGAAGGTTACAGGAACCTGACAAAAGGCGAGAAGGTCGAGATACTGGCGGTATTGGAAAGGAGCAGTAATGGGTAAGATATGGATACCTGGGGGCGGTGATGGCGCTGACCTGGATGTGATAACAGCAGCGTCATCGGATGTACGCAAAGGGAAAGTGATCGTAGATAAAGACGGAAATCCATTGACGGGAATCATGGCGGAAATAGCCGCCAAGACTTACACGCCTGGGACATCTAACCAGGTTATTGCGGCTAATCAGTTCCTGGCCGGAGCACAGACTATTAAGGGGGACGGGAATCTAAATGCAAATAATATTGTTTATGGGAAG